GCAAGATGGCCAGCCGTCTGCTGACGAGCATGGAGCAGTACCTCGCCCGCGAGTGGGTGCAGGACGGCTACGCTGCGGGCAACGAGCTGCGGTTCCACGGCATTGAGTCGTTCATGGGCGCGACCCAGACGCTTGATGCCACGGCTGCCGGGGCGGTTGCTCGGTCGGTCAACGCGGCGGATCCGTTCTACGCCCCGAGCGACACCTACGCCGGTCTTTCGACCGTGCTTGGTGCGTACGGCGGGTCGGCGGATTCGGTGTCGATGTGGCCGAACGGCAAGGTGTCGGAAGAGTTTGACTTCTTCTCGCCGGTCATTGTCAACGCCGATTCGTCCTACTTCGGTGCCAGCACCTGGAAGGACAACTGTGCGAAGGCTCTGCGTGAAGCGATTCACCAGACCCGTCGCAACGATACGAAGGAAGATCAGGTGGACATGGTCCTTCTGGACCGCCGGCTGTTCATCGACTTCCTGAACACGTTGGACGCCAAGGAGCGCGTGATCGTCAGTCGGACGAACGGCCTCCGCAGCTACGGCTTCACTGATGTGTTTGAGTTCGACGGTGTTGAGGTTGGCTCGGAGAATTCTGTTCCCGCCAACACCGGCTACGGCCTCGCCGTGGGCAACATCGAACTCCTGTGCATGGAGTCGCAGCTGATGGTGAGCGAGGGTCCGTTCTACGACGAACTCACGCAACAGTATCGCTATGTGGTGTCCACGCTCGGCAACCTGAAGTTCAAGTCGCCGCGCAACTTCTTCAAGCTCGTTGTCTAAACCAAGGTTGTCATAGGAGTACAAGAATGAGTCTGTTTGTTGATCCGCCCTTCAGCCTTGGTCAGACGCTCGGCGTTTCGTCCACTGCTGATGGCACTGGCTGGGTGGGTACTGTAAAGGTGTTTCCGGACGTCAATCCGACGACCGGCCAGATCCGCAGCAATCGGCTGAAGACCTGCATCGCCGTCCGCAATGCGTCGGGCGCTGCTCTTCTCCCGAAGCGGGTGGTCCGGTTTGCTCGGGATACGGCCGGCCCGGCCGCGTTCTCGGCTGTGGACGGTTACTCGGCTGTCACCAACAACGAGATTGTTGGCGTGGTCGATGAGCATCTCCCGGCCTCGGGCGTTGCTGCGAACGATGTGTTCTGGGTTGTGGTGAAGGGTCCGACCGAGGTGTCGCATGCACTCTCGGGCGCTGGCATTGCGGTTGGCGACCGGCTCTCGGCCATCACGGCTGCGACGACCGGCGCTACGACCGCTGGCCGCGTGACGCCCTCGGCGGTTGGTGCGGCTACGACTGGCTCCGACAACGTCGGCCTCGGCGTGATCGGCTATGCCTGCTCGGCGGGCACCACCACCGGCGCGGCGATCCTTGCCTTTGTCAACACCGGGCTTGAGTAAGACCCTCTTTGGGGTTTCGGGGGAGGGCCCTGTCCGCTCGTCGGGCGGGGCCCTTTTCCTTAGATAGATGAACGACATACCAGCCATCCAGAACTTGGACTTCCTGCGTCAGCTGATCGCTGAGTTGCGGCAGGAGCAGCCGTACATGGACGCCTTGAAGCTCCGCATGCTCCAGGGTTCTGGCATGGGCACAGACCGACCGGAGGAATAGCGTGTCCTTTTTTGCGCCAGGAACTTCCCAGCAGTACGCGGACGACTACTACCGCCGCGTCGGCCCGATGATGGGCGGCACTGGACGCGACGGCCAAATGCCGACAATGGCTAGGCCGGATAGCCGGAACTCCGTGACGGTCAGCAACGGCCGCGTATCGCCGTATGGCCAGACGAACACCCGGCCGTTTCAGGGCACTATGCGTCCGGAGGTTCCGCAGGCTTCGCAGCAGGCCCCGGACATGTCGGGCTACGCCCCGAGTCGATCTGCGGGCATGCGCTGGAACGGCTCGCAGTGGACGTCGCCCCCGCCGCGTCCTGGCCGCGCGCAGCCCACGCAGCCGCAGTCGCAGGGCACGCCGTACGGGCAGCCGCCGGGCGGTCGGCCGGCTGGCCTGCAGCCATCCTACGCGAACCAGATGCCGATCCAGCTGTTAGAACCGCGGCCACGGCTTCCAAACCAGCGGCACGCGCCTAACGACCCGGTCTATACGCAGGGCATGCCGGGCTACCCGCAGTCCGAGCCTCCCTTCCGCGGAGGGCTTCAGGCCCCATCCTTTACCCCCGGCGGCGGACAAGGCAACTTCGCCTACGCACCGCCCGACCAGCGGCCGGCTCCGTTCACCTCCACCACACGCGGGCCGGATGGCCAGCAGTACGATCCGAGCCAGTATTACCCGATGCGCGATGCGTTCATCCAGAACATTAACGACGCCCGCTCGCAGTTCGTCTCAAACCCCGGCGCCGGCAGGCAGCCCATGGATTTCGGGGCAATGTGGGGGCGCGCAGGCGACATGGCCCAGCAGGGCTTCCAGAACCCGCTGACAGGATTGCTTGGCGGGTTCGGTTGACATTGCCACTGTAATTTTGTATACTTAACACCCTACCCCGAGGTGTTACATGCAGCAGAAGTTTAACGTCGGTTTCTGTACCTTCTCCTACGGCGGCAATGGCGGCATCGCCTCTGAGGTGCCGAAGATTCGCGAGTGGATGGTGCCACTCGTTGCGGATCTCTCCAAGGACGAGCGGATTGCGAACATCCGCATCTGGAACATTGCCGACACGCCTGTGACTATGTCCAGGAACAAGGCCGTGCTGGACGCCCGGAGTTTTGGCCTGGACGTCCTTGTGATGATCGACAGCGACATGACGCCCGACCTGTACCTGGGCGTGGAGTCGGCCGCAAAGCCGTTCTTCCAGTCGTCGTTCGACTTCTTGGTCAAGCACTATTCGCTCGGGCCATGCGTCATCGGGGCTCCGTATTGCGGCCCGCCGCCGCATGAGTGCGTGTATGTCTTTGAGTGGCGGAACCTCCGTACGGACAGCGTGAATCCGGACTTCCAGCTGAAGATGTACGAACGCCCCCAGGCCGCCAGGATGGCTGGCGTTCAAGAGTGCGCCGCCCTGCCCACCGGCTTGATCATGTACGACATGCGGGCGTTTGAGCTGACTGAGCCCAAGGCCCCCGGCGAGAGGCCATGGTTCTATTACGAATTCTCGGACCTGTACGAGGCGGAGAAGGCTTCGACCGAGGACGTCACCATGACCCGAGACCTCTCGCTGGTCGGCACGCAGAAGCTTGGCTACAACCCCGTGTTCTGCAACTGGGACGCCTGGGCTGGGCACCACAAGCCGCTGGTGGTTGGCAAGCCGTCGTACGTCCAGCCGTCGCACATCTCCTCCAAGCTGAAACAAAGCTGGGAAGCCAACGTCGATCCGGATGTGAAGACCGTGGAGCTTCGCCCGGCGCAGACGCTGGAGAACTTCCTGCAGAAGTGCCAGAAGAACAGCTGCGCGTAGCATGGCTGACTACAAGGCGTGCATCGAATGCGGGACGTCATATCCCGCCACCACGGCTAACTTCCACAAGTCCAAGGATGGCTTTCACGCCCGCTGCCGCAAGTGCCGCAACAAGGTCGAACGCCAGAAGCGACAGAAGAAGCAGAATAGCAAGCTCGCTGAGATCGAACGTGGGGCGGTGGACATGTTCATCGCATCGTCCCGGATCGGCGGGGCCAACATCCCGCACTCGTCGGAGCTGCTGGAAGTGCTGATGGGCTATTTCGGTGGCGTGAGCGGATTCGCCAATGCCTACATGAAGCAGTACTACGACTCCCCGGTCGGTGGTGCTTTCAGGACCAAGATGCTGGACGGCGTGATGCGGCTCATCACCACCAACACGGCCATGGGCGGTGCAAAGAAGCCATTGGATCTGATGACTGAGGAAGAGCTAGAGGCGCAGTACCGGCGGGACGTTCTCGCTGCCGCCTTATCGATGAAGGTGAACGGCAACCAAGTGAGGCTGGAACATGCTGATGAAGTGCGAGAACTGCCGGTGGTGGGGAGTGAGCAAGCCGGAAGCGTTGGTGGGGGAGTGCCGCCGGTTTCCGCCGCAGGCGAGGCTCGGGATGTGGGAGTTCCCGCTGACCGACAAGAGCCAGGGCTGCGGGGAGTTCCACCCGATGAACATGCGTCAGGTCAATGAAAAAGCATCCGAAGATCCCGCCGCCTGAGATCCCGAAGCCAGACGCTCCGGTTGTCTCGCAGCATCAGATCCAACAGCTGCGTGAGGTGCAGGCTGAGCTTGCGTCTCGCCGGCTGGAGGCTCTGCGGCTGTATCGTCCCATGCCTCACCAGGAAGAGTTCCACAAGTGCATGGCCAGCGAGCGGATCGTCCTGGGTGGCAACCGAGGCGGCAAGTCTTTGGCAGTGGCAGTGGAGATGGCCCGAGCTGTGACGGGGCAAGACCCGTACGAGAAATACCCGTCCGAAGGCGGCAACCTCGCCATCGTCGGCCGCAATTGGCCCCACATCGGGCTTGTGATCTACCCGATCCTCTTCAAAGCCGGGGCGTTCCGGATCACCAAAGACGAAGAGACTGGCGAGTGGCGCAGCATCAGGAAGGGCGACGACAAGGCGAAGAGTAAACCCGCCCCTCCGCTTATTCCGCCAAGACTTGTGAAGGACATGTCCTGGGTGCTGAAGAACGCTGGCTATCTCAACAAGTGCGAGCTGACCAACGGCTGGACGATCTGGTGCTTCTCGTCGGAAGGCGAGCCTCCCCAGGGCTATCAGGCCGATGCCGTGTGGCTGGACGAAGACCTGAACAACGAGCGGTGGATCGGGGAGTGCCAAGCGCGGCTCGCGGATCGCAAGGGCCGGTTCATTTGGTCGGCCATGCCACACTCAAAGAACGACGCGCTCATCGGACTGTGCGAGCGTGCGGACAAGGTGTCGGAAGACAAGGACGCCATCATCCGCAAGTTCACGTTTCGCTTCTTAGACAACCAGTTCATCGATGACGAGGAAAAGCGGAAGAACATCGAACGGTGGTCGGCTCTTGGTCAGGAAGAACTCCGCATGCGTGCGGAGGGTGAGTTCACCACCGAATCCACGCTGATGTACCCGACGTTCAATCAGTCGGTCCACATCTTCCCCAGAGAAGAACTTCCTGACGGCCGGGTGCCCCCGGACTGGACGCGCTACGTGGCGATTGACCCTGGCCACGCCGTGATGGCCACGCTCTTCGGGGCCGTGCCTCCCGATGAACGGTTCCTGCTGATCTACGACGAGCTGTACATCCGCAACTGCAACGCCCTGATCTGGGGCGAGCAGTTTGCCGAGAAGGCCCATGACCAGCTGATCCGATCCGCGATCATGGACATGCACGGCGGCACCCTGCGTGACCTGGGCTCGGGACGACTGCCGCATGAGCTGTACTCCGAGGAGCTGAAGAAGCGGAACATCAAATTCCTCATCGGCGGCCACCAGTTCATTCCTGGCTCCGACGACATCCCGGCCCGCACCGCGCTCGTCCGCAAGATGCTGCACATCCGCGGCGACGGGACGACGCAGCTGAAGATCCTCCAGGGCGCGTGTCCCAATCTCATCCGTGAGATCAAGCGGTATCGCAAGAAGACAACGACCGTGAACGGGCAGGTGTTTGTCACCGACGAGCCGCAGACGCGCGGTGAAGTGCATGCCTGCCAGACACTTGAGTACCTCTGTGCCTACGAGCCGAAGTACCACAAGCCTCCCAGACAACTCGGCCAAGACCCGTGGTGGGTGAAGTATCTGGCCGACAAGCGACGACGAGAGCGGAGGTCCGAAGACCCCTGCGTGATCCTTGGCCCCATAGGAAGCCTGAAGCGATGAGCGATTTCTCCATGCCCAGTGCCGAAGTTGGCGACTGGGTTCTGTACCAGCCCCATGCCGACGCGCCCCTCTCCCCTGCCCTAGTTGTCGAAGCCGCCTCGCGGACGCTGACGCTCTGGGCCGTCTCCGGGGCCTACGGCGGGCAGTTGAAGCCCTCGGTGCATCACTCCACCGATCCGGGCGTGAATGAGTTTCCGGACTGGAAGCGGTACGGCCTGTGGCAGCACAAGCCGCGTGACCCGAAAGTGGCTGTTTTGGCCGAGAAAGTGGCTCTTCTTGAGAAGAAGGTCGCTGACTTGGACGGCCGCAAAAAGGGCTGAACGGGCATTAGTCAGTAGGAGACATTAGATGCCCGACGAGAATCCGCTTCGTCCGATTACCAAGCGCTGGCTGGAGTGCATCAAGCAGGCCCAGACGCACAAGCGGCCGTTCCAGGACGACGCTGACGAAGCGATGATGTTCTACTGCTCGGACCCCGACGCCATGTGGAAGGATTCACGGGCTCGGGGCGAGCGTGGATACAACAAGGGGCTCAATCCTCCCCCGTTCAGAATGATGGTGAACCGCGTTTGGGAGGCCGTCCGTCTCTTTAGCTCGGTCATTCATCACCGGAACCCCAACCGGGCAGTGACGCCCAAGGACTATCCGGTCATCGGGCCGATGCTCCTGGGCATCCAGCCGCAGCCTCCTGTTCCCCAAATGGGACCGGACGGCCAGCCCGTCATGGGGCCTGATGGCCAGCCGGTGATGATGCCTGACCCCGGGATGATGGCGTACCAGCAGGGCGTGGAGCAGCAGCAGTTCCTCCAGGAGCGGCGCAAAGTCATTGCCAAGCTGCTTGAGGACTATCTGAACTACACGCCCAACGAGCTGGACCTGAAGCGCCACTCCCGCAAGGTTGTGGAAGAGGCGTTCATCACAGGTGCAGGGGTATGGTGGCATGAGCTGTACCAGCCCCCAGGCAGCGAGATCCGGATGGCGGGGTCATTCTTTGACTCCATCCAGAACATCGTCTGGGATCCGGACGCCGATGAGTTTGAGGACATCCGCTGGACCGCGCGCCGCAGGACGCAGCCGATTGACGAAGTGGCCGCGAAGTTCGGCCTGGACCGGGAGCAGCTGAAGGGCCACATTGAGAGCTACTCCAGCCGCGCGGAAGATGGCGAGCGTGGCTACGAGTACAAGAAGAAGAACGGCAAGACGAACGACCTGATCTGCTACTGGGAGATTTACTCCAAGACCGGGTTCGGTGATCGCCTGAAGGATGCCGACAAGGATCTCAGTGGTGTTTTCGATGCGCTGGGACCGAACTGCTACATCGTTGTGGCCGAGGGAATTGACTTCCCCCTGAACTGCCCGCCGCAGATGCTGCAGGAGGAAGTGGACGAGACTGGCATTCCGCAGTCGCTGTTCATGGCTGCCCAGTGGCCGATCCCATTCTGGGCTGAACCAAACGG